TTTATTTAATTAATACAGTAATTTTAAAATGAAACTAATATCAATAATAAGCAATATTTTAGGGATAGGTAAAGACGCTTTAAATAGTAGAGCCGAATTAAAAAAGTTAAAAGTAAAGCAAGAGCATTCTATTTTAGAGGCGCAGACAAAAGCACAAGTTGACAGAATACTATCCAACACAGACAGCGATAATCAAATTGATTTAATTACTTCACAAGATAAAAAGCATAGTTTTAAAGATGAAGTAGTAACCTATCTTTTTTTAATACCAGTTATTATCGCAACTGTTACACCTTTTATTATAGCTTACGGAGAAAACAATTTCGTTAATTTATCCGAAGATATTAAACTTTCTTATGAAAATTTAAACCAACTGCCAAACTGGTACAAGTATGTTCTAGCAGCTATTATTATAGATGTGTTAGGGTTTAGGAGCTTTGCACGAAAAATACTAAAGAAATACATTAAATAAAAATAGTATCTTTGAAACATTAAAACATTAGCTATGCCAAAAATTAGTACATACACAACAGTAACACCACAAGGAAATGATAAAATAATTGTTACTCAGACTAGTGGTACGCCAACAGACGTAACAAAGAATATTACTATAGATGGGTTAAAAACTTTTATAAAAGGAATATTTCCATTTTTATTTAATACAACTTCATTAACTGGTATACAATCTTCAGGTAATACAGCAAGTGGAAATCGATCTATAGCAATAGGACAAAGCACAACAGCAAGTGGAAATATTTCTACAGCAATGGGAGAAAGCACAACAGCAAGTGGAATTTCTTCTACAGCAATGGGAGAAAACACAACAGCAAGTGGAACTTCTTCTACAGCAATGGGAAATGAGACAGAAGCAGTTGGAGCTTCCTCTACAGCAATGGGAGAAAGCACAACAGCAAGTGGAGATTATTCTACAGTAATGGGACAAAACACAACAGCAAGTGGAGAATCTTCTACAGCAATGGGACAATACAATGTTCTCAATACTGGAGATAACCCAACTAGTTACGATGCAACTAATACAGCTTTCTCTGTAGGTAACGGTACGTCTGAAGGATCAAGGTCAGATGCGTTTAAAGTTTTATTCAATGGTACTACAACTATAGCGGGTAGCGTAACCTCTGAGTCATTAAATGTAACGGCATTAAACGCAGTGCCAGCATCTGCTACAGCCGCAGGTACTTTGGGGTCAATAAGATTTACAGCTGATTACATTTATGTATGTGTAGCAACAAACACATGGAAAAGGGTATATGTGCAAACATTCTAATTAAATAATTATATTATATTAAATTAAATTAAATGAATGATATTCGCAAGATAGCGGTAGGTCCTGATTATAAATCAGGGGCTATGCATTACGTTGTTGGTCAAGAAATTTTAAAGTCAACATACACTGTACATCATATTAGATATGATGAGTCTTCTGATTCTTTTAAAATATGGATTCAATCTATTTTTACTAAAGAAATTGTTATGTGGAAGCAGTTTGTAAGTATGCCTGTTTCAGTCGAATATAATATTAACTTCTAATGAAATCACCTTATTTATTTATAACAAAGCCTTTAGATAGCAAGAGATACAATAACACTAAAAAAATTGGTGATGTTGATTTTATAACAAGCACATCCGAAGAAAACCATATGGCTTCTAACAGGGTTGCTGAGGTTGTTACAACACCTATTGTTTACAAAGGTCCAATAAAACCAGGTGATAAACTATTAGTTCATCATAATGTGTTTAAGTTTTATAATGACATGCAGGGCAGGCGTAAGAGTGGTCGAAGTTTTTTTATGGATGACTTATTTTTTGTTGAGCCTGATCAGTTTTATATGTACCATGATGGTAATAAATGGAACACTAACGGAAGGTATTGTTTTACAAAGCCAGTGGCAACTGAAGATTACTACATGCACAAGAACACCAACGAGGAACCGCTGGTTGGAGAAATAAGATACAGTAATGAATACCTTGTTTCACAAAATATAAACCCAGGTGATAAGGTATGTTTTAAACCTGAAAGTGAGTACGAGTTTGAAGTGGACGGTGAAAAGCTTTACAGAATGTTTGATCATCAAATTACAATTAAATTATGAATGACAAGCCCAAACGAAAAAAAAGACCAAGAATAAAATATAATCCTAATGGCACTAGACCCAAAAACTTTAAAGAAGAATATTATTCAGGCAGGAATGAAAGCCGTGGAACAACTAATCAAGGTAGCTAAAGAGGATATCATAAAGTATGGTGAGGGAGAGGATGAACTTGCTGCTGATAGGTTAAAGAACGCTGCAGCAACAAAAAAGTTAGCTATATTTGATGCATTTGATATACTAACCAGAATAGAAAATGAAAAAAACTTAATGGAAATCGAGGAGCGAGGTCCAAGTAAATTAGACATAAAACAAGGATTTGCAGAAAGAAGGTCTTCATAGTTTATATACACTACTAAAGGATTACATTCCTAAAAAAATAGTCACGACTAAAAACAGAAATAAGTCTTGGCAGTATGGGTACAATGAAAAGTATGATGTTGTTGTTATTTCAAAAACAGGTGAAATTGGAGAAGTTTACGATATAAACGGATTACGTATTGCATTACCAAAGGCTCCTGAGTATATTGAAAAAAATAAAAACAAGTGGGACAGAACGGTTTTGCCTAAAGTTTTAGATAAAATTCAGTCTATATTTCAATGGAATGAAATGCCAAATACTTTTAAGGCGAAATGGGTTGAATACATAGAGGATGAGTTTGATAAAAGAGATCAAGGTTTTTGGTTTGTAAATAACAAAAAGCCAACATATATAACTGGGTCTCAGTATATGTACCTTCAATGGACAAAGATTGATGTAGGATACCCTGACTTCAGAGAGGCTAACAGAGTTTTTTATATTTTCTGGGAGGCTTGTAAGGCAGACCCTAGGTCTTTTGGATTGATATATTTAAAGATTAGGCGTTCTGGTTTTTCTTATATGGCTTCGGAAGAGTGTGCAAATATAGGAACCATATCTAAAAATTCTCGTATAGGTATTTTATCTAAAACAGGTCCAGATGCAAAGAAAATGTTTACCGATAAGGTTGTACCAATTGTAAGAAACTATCCATTCTTTTTTAAACCCGTACAGGATGGTATGGATAAACCTAAAACAGAATTAGCTTTTAGGGTTCCTGCATCTAAGATTACAAAAAAGAATATGTATGAGATAGATGACAATGTAATGGAGGGTCTTGACACTACCATTGACTGGAAGAATACAGATGACAACTCATATGATGGTGAGAAACTACTACTACTAGCTCATGATGAGAGTGGTAAATGGCTTAAGCCAAACAATATACAAAATAATTATCGTGTTACCAAAACTTGTTTAAGGCTAGGTAAAAGAATTATTGGTAAGTGTATGATGGGGTCAACATCAAATGCGTTAAGCAAGGGTGGGGAGGAATTTAAGAAACTATATAACGACTCAAGCACTAAAAACAGAAGTGCAAACGGTCAAACAAAATCGGGTCTTTACTCCTTGTTTATTCCAATGGAATGGAACTTTGAGGGCTATATTGACGAGTATGGTATGCCAATGGATAATGTAGTAGAATACTGGCAAAATGAGGTTGACTCTTTAAAAAATGATGCGGACGCATTAAACGAATTCTATAGACAATTTCCTCGAACAGAGTCTCATGCGTTTAGGGACGAGAGCAAGCAGTCTTTGTTTAACCTGACCAAAATATATCAACAAATAGATTATAACGACTCTTTAATAAAAGAGCACCACCTAACAAGGGGATCATTTTCTTGGAAGAATGGAATAAAAGACACTGAGGTTATCTGGACTCCTAACACTAGGGGTAGATTTTTATTGGGATGGATTCCTAAAAAAACTTTACAAAATAGAAAAATTAAAAAAAACGGAATATTTTATCCTGCAAACGAACATATTGGTGCGTTTGGTTGTGACAGTTATGATATATCAGGAACAGTTGGTGGGGGTGCTTCTAACGGAGCTTTGCATGGTCTCACTAGTTATCACATGGATGACGCACCAGTCAATCAGTTTTTTTTAGAATATGTTGCCAGACCACAGACTGCAGAAA